TTAAAAAAAAAGCCAAAAAAAAAAAAATCAAAGAAAAGTTTGAAAATAAGTCCAATAAAAAAATCAAAGAAAAGTTTAAAAATAAGTTCAATACAAAAAAAATCAAAGAAAAAAAGAAGTTGTACTTACTGTGGAAATAATTTATTATCACCCCTTTTGCAAGCTAATGGTGGTGATTGTATTTTAGGTACAAATTATCAATGTTTAAGAAAAGGTATTGGATATGGTATGTATTCTCCAATAGATTTAGAATTTATCAACTATGAACCTATAGATCCACCGGAAAATATATATTGTGGTGATAAAACACCACTTCCAGATAAGTATGAAAGATTTGGTAGACGTTCTAGCTGTTTAAGAAAAGGAGTTGGTATAGGAAAAAGAATCAAGATTGAAAGAGAAGGTCTAAATTAACTAAATATATAATAAAATTGTATTTATTATATCTTCTGGAATAGTAAATATTTTTAGTAATAAAACTTTCAAATATGAATTTATAACTATTCTAAAGTTTTTTTCTTTTTTAGAAATTTGTTTTGGAATATTTGGATGTAAAACTAAATGTAAGTTACTACTAAGGCAACAATCATTATTTTTATCACTTGAAAAACCTTCGTGTAATATTTCATTTTGTAGATTAGAAATAATAAAAGAACTTTCTAGACAGTATGTTTTAGATTCTAAAGCAAAAAACATATTCGTAATTTGAACATGAGTATCAATATCAACATCATATTCATCTTCTCTAACAATATAATTTACTGTAATAATTCTTAGAGATTTCTTATGATTTATAAACAAAGATTTTCTATGTTTGTAAATAAAAATCATTGACTTCACTAAATAATGAATTTCGTTAAAAAAATTATCGTTTATATCCATTCAATTTTATTACGATAATAAAAAATATAATTCGAAAAAAATATATTATATATTAAATAAATGACTAAAGAAGTTAAAGAAGGAAGAAGAACACTAACATTAAATATTATAACAGCGGAATATTTAGATTTTTGTAGGAATTCTAATTATAATGATTTAAGTTTTCGTAGTTTTTTTTTAGCATTTGATGAGTTTATACCATTTAGTTTGTACCAAAGAATTAATGAAAAAAAATTGATGCAATGGGCGCAAAAAGAGAAAGAGAAGAACAAATACTAAAAAAATCAGTTAAAAAAAATGATTTTTATTTGCAAATATAACTCTCTAACTTTGAAGATGAGAACAAAATTCTTATTTGAAAAATTTAATAAAATAGTTCAATATGCGTCTGATTTACATTTAGAAAAAGGATTTAAACGAACTATTAAAGCGAATAAACCTATATTAATTTTATGTGGTGATATAGGATATGTTCATGAAAAATCTTATGAAGAATTTCTTTTATATGAAAGTTCACCTAATTTTGATAAAGTATTTGTAATATCTGGAAATCATGAGTATGATAATTGTAAAAATAACTTTTCACGTGTTGATGAACAAATAGAAAATATTTGTAGCAAAAGAAACAATATTTTTTATCTACAAAAGAAATCGTACGGATTGTTAGATAATGATAATATAAATTTAATTGGTTGCACTTTATGGAGTAATTTACCAAAATCAAAAAAACATTTACATGATGATCATAGAAAATGGATTTCAAATATTTTATTTGAAAATCCAAATAAAAATTATGCTGTTGCAACTCATCATTGTCCTTTATTTGAATGTATTCAAAAAAATAATAATAAAAGAGTTTCTAATTATTTTGCAAGTGATCAGACTAAATTAGTAATACAAAATAATGTTATAATGTGGATACATGGTCATTCTCATATAAATCGAAATTTTATTTACAAAAATAAGTGGATAGTAAGTAATCAATTTGGAAGTTTCGAAAATAATTTAGTAGGATATAAATTTTAATTAGAAAATAAATTTATTGTGAAATAATTTATTGAAATCATTCAATGAATTTAAATTCTGTTTATATTCTTTGCAAACATTATTAACGCAACTTATCGTGTGAAAATATCCAGAAACATGACCTCCTTCAATATTTTTTTGTTCTTTTCTACTTACAGATTTTTTTAACGATTTTTTTTGTCTACGAATTCTTTTAGGGGATTTACTTTTTTTCTTTTTGTATTGATTACTACGACTTTTTCTTCTTCGACGTTTTGAAAATTTGGGCATTTATTTAAAAAAAAGAAAAAATGATTTTAAAAAAAAAAATCAAAAAAAAAATCAAAATGTATTTAAATATTGAATTTCGATGCGATTTAGATGATATAGATACAAATGGTTTAATAATAAATGAAGATAATATTTACGAATATTCAAATTTTAGCTTTGTTTTTAAAAATGAATATGGTTACTCAAAATTTTTAGCAGAATCTTGTTATATAAGCACACTTGACATACGAAGATTTATAAATAATCTATCGAATTTTAGAAATAATGCTTCGTCCGAATTTGATTTGTTTGATACCTTAGGATATCATTCAGTTACTTTAAAAAATAAAACACTTACATTTTCAGTAATGAATCTTAAGGAAGGATATAGTTGTATAAGTTATAATATTGAATTAAATGATGAAAATATTCAAGATATAATTGACATTTTTCAAAAATTATTTGAATATAAACAAAAAATAGAGGATTTATTTGTGTCTTGTGATGAAGAGGAAGAAATAATAGATGGTAATAATATGATTAGACATGATTAATTTGAAAAAAAATATGTTAATTCAAGTTAAATAAAAAATTGATTTTTTTTAGTAAAAAAACAATTTTAATTTATATTTTTATATAATGTTATCTGTTGATGAAATCAAAGAAATGAATAGTATCATTGACGGAAAATGGAATAAATTATATGAGAAAAAAAACAAAATTTGTATTGAAAATGTGCTATCGGAATCAAGCAGTGTTAAGATAATTTTTGAGGATGTTGACAGAAATGATTTATGGTCGTGTGTGATAAAGATTCGAAACTTTAATGAAAAAATTGAGGAAGAATTTTTTGTAAGTGGTTTTAGTGATGTGAGTGATGTGGAAATTACAGGAAATAAGTGGTGTTATTTGGGATATATTATGTTTTATTGTCCTTCGTAATTTTAGTAAATATATTTTTTATGGTATTTTAAGTAAAATAATCATAATTGATTTTTGGTTTAGTTTCTGAATTATATTTAATCATCATTGTTATTGCATTATTGAAATCTTCTTCTGTAATTTTAAATTTTAGACTACTACTTTGACCGAAAACTCTTTTTGAATGAACGAGTTTAATTTTAGAAAATAGATTTTCACAAGATCCACCGGCGTTTTTAAAAATATCTTTATTTTTTGAAATCATTTCTTTCAAAAAATTTGTTTCAACATCTAATTCCCATTTATTTTCATTTATCATTTTTTTCAAAATTTCAACAAGTTCTAGATCCTCATATTTTTCAATATGATGAGCCCATGCAAATCTTCTATGCAAACCTTCATTCATACCAAAAAAACATTTTTCTATTTCTTCTTTATAACCTGCTCCAATAAAAACAAAATCATTTTTATGTTCAGATAGAAAAGCATTTATAGTATCAATTGCTTCTTTTGCATATGAATCTCGATCTTTTTTACCAGCACTCATAGCGTAAATTTCATCTACAAAAATAACTCCTCCTAAACAGGATGTAAGCAATTTTTTAGTTTTAACTGCAGTTTGACCTAGATATTCACCAATAAAATCTTCTCTATGTGCTAATTTAAATTTGGAATTTTTAGAAAGAATTCCTAATTTTTGATAAATCTTTGCTATTATATGGGCTAAGCTTGTTTTTCCAGATCCGGGGCTTCCTGTTATAATACAATGAAGATAATCACCATCTACATTTCTAAGGTGCATACCTTGTAAATAATATATTATTTGATAAAAAATCGAATCTTTTACAGATTTCATACCAATCATATTTTGAAGATCAATCAAATGCGGTAGTATATCCCAAAGCATCAATATATTTATGTTTTTATAAAATTTAGAAGAATTTCCAATATCAATTAAATCTTGTATTGAATTTATCGGGGGTAGACTTTCAAACTTTGTTTTTTTCGTTGGTTTACTTTCTTTTTCAGGAGAATCAAATATGATTTTTCTTTTTGTCATAGGTAATTTTATAATCAATTATTATTTATTTAAGTTGTTTTTTAATATCAAGAAAAATATTAAAAAAATTTTTTTTTACCCAAATGTGTTTTCACCATGAACGGTAGTATAAAAAAATTTGTCGGACTTATTACTTTGTTTATTTATATATTTATGATAAATATCACCCATCATCATTGTTGGACATATCATTCTATTTTCATTAAACATAAATAATGCTTGGCTACTATTACAATTTATTTGAGATCTAATAGCAACCATTAAATGACTAGCTGAAACATCAGAAGGAACTAAAAATTTGTTTTTTTTTATTGTTCCAACTTTTTTATCAACATCTACTATCACTGGTATGTGATAAGGATGTTTGGAAAGTATACGATTGGATTCTTCAATTCGTTGTTCAAGAGAAAATTGTTCTTTATATGAGTTTGTCATTACTTTTTTATTTATATATAATAAAAGAAATATTTTATAATATAGTTTTTTTTCAATATCTAAATCTTTTATGATTGTACATATATTTACATTCTATATCTGGAAATTCGATAACTAGTTTGTTGTATATATATTGTAAAACTTCTAATGGATTTGTTTGTCCGCATGTAAAACAATCAAATGCTATTAATCCTACATCTTTACTAGTATATGAATGAGCTGAAATATGTGAGCTATCTAAGGATAAAATACCAGAAAATCCGGGCGGTGTATCTTCGTTCAAAAATTCAAGATGTTTGTGAACAATCTTCATAGTTGTTCTATTTATAGCTTCAATCATAAGATTAAAAACAAAATGTCCTAATTTGTATTCATCACCGTAGAAATTGCAAATATCCATCATTGCATGAGAACCTTTGTAATTTAAAGTATTTTCATTGCTACTATCATCATTTTGTATCATTAATTATTTATTTAAATATTTTTTTTTAAATTATAATTTACATATAAAATAAAAAAATATTTATATATATATATATATATAAATAATTGATGAACAGTGTCTGGTGAAAATACTTGTGCTAAGTATTTGATAAGTAGTGAACTATGCGAAAGTATTAATTTTGAAGATTCAAAAGAAATAGAATGGATTAAAAAGGAATGTATACAAAGATTTTATAATCAATTCTTAAAAAGTAAAAAAAAACTATCATTCCAAAAGTTATGTCTATATAGTAAATAATGAAAAAAAATATCTTCTATAAAAAATAATAATATTTTTCTTTTTTCAATCCTTATAAACTATTTTATAATTCAGTAATTACATACAGAACTAAACTCAATAACTGCCCCCATTTTTTTTTTAATTTTTCATCTTTACATTTATTTTTTTTTACTTGAACACGACCGTTTCTTACTTGAGCGTTTCTTACTCGAGCGTTTCTTACTTGAGCGTTTCTTACTCGACCGTTTCATACTCGAGCGTTTCTTACTTGAGCGTTTCTTACTTGAGCGTTTCATACTCGAGCGTTTCATACTTGACCGTTTCTTACTCGACCGTTTCTTACTCGAGCGTTTCTTACTTGAGCGTTTCTTACTCGACCGTTTCTTACTTGGAAGTTTTTTCTTATATTTTATTTGATGGTTTTTTGAATTATTTTTACGATGTATTATTGATTTATCTATTTTTTTTCTACCATCAAGTTCATGTTCATCTCCCTTTGATTCGTCGTCAGATGAAACTGGTAAGCGAGGTAATGTTTTTCTTGACACTTTTTTTTCATATCCCTTTGATTCGTCGTCAGATGAAACTGGTAAGAGAGGTAATGTTTTTATTGAAACTGTTTTTTCATAACATGAAGTTGTATAATCTCTGTCATAAAAATTACCGTAGCACCATGTTAATTCAGTATCTTTTTTTATATCTTCTTTTGAAATAATACTTATTAAATAATATTCACTTGCATTTTCTATTATATCTCTATCAATGATAACATGTTTTTCAATTTCTTCATCAATATTATTAAACTCAATTGTACAATTATCTGTTTCTTCACTGGATGGTTCATTACATAAAAAACCCCAAAAAGCAGTTAACCAAAATTCATCATCATTCAACTTGATTGGTTCTTGAAAACTTTTGTCGCATATATCACCAACTATATCTATTCTTCTTTTATTTTTTCTATATTTCTCATGTAAATTTGGTACATTATTTAGATCGATTAAATATTTAGTAGAAATTGTCCCAATTTTTTTTAAATCATATATTTTTACTAAATAAAAAGCAACGATCTCATTTTCTTTAAAATCTTTATTTGCATATACACCAAGTCCTTTATCATTTTTCTTTAAATATGTTGAAACTTTAGGATCTATTAATAAATTTTCTGATATTTTATTTATTTTATCATTCACATTTTTAGTTTCAGCTGAGTAATTTTTTTGATATTCTCTTAATTGATTATCTTTTTCTAATTTTGCTTGTGCTTGACGACGGTCAAAATCTTCCAATCTTATTCTTTTTCTTTCTTCAATAGTGAGTTTTTTTTTTTTTAATGGTGGTTCAGGTTCAAGTGAAGAAGAACTAGGTTCTCCTTTTTTTATATATAGTCTTTTTATTTTATCTTCTCTTAAATTTGATTGACGATAACATTGATTACATACTCGTCTTTTTAGATATTCAGATCTATAAGGAATATTTGTACAAAATTCTTTACCTATATGACCATTTGATTTACAATCTTTTTTGTAAATACATTGACAATGTTTACATTCTTGACCTTTAGATTGATCATCACAGTGTTCAAGTATACAAGGTAATTCACGACCTTTAGACTTTTTTTTTTCAACTAAATCAATTGATGGTAAATCTTCTCTTTTTCTTTTTTTACTTTCTTCTTTTTTTTCGGATTCATTTAATTCACGAGCAGCTTTTAACAATAAATCAAATTCTTTGCCTTCTTCGTCTTCTTCTAATGCACTTACTGCTTCAATTAATGATTCAATTCCCACTACTCTTTCTGCTACATCTGTATTTGACAATTTTCTTTTTTTTGTTTTATAATGTGTTTCATATCCTGGTGCAGGTAAAGATGTTGGTCTTTCATATGTTTCATATCCTGGTGCAGGTAAAGATTTTGACACATATGCATGTGATGCAGGTAATGATCCTTTTTTTTCTGAAATTTCTTTTTTTTTTTTTTTATTTTTTTTTTTTTTTTTTTTTTTTTATTTTTTTTTTTTTTTTTTTTTTTTTTTT